TTTTTTTTTAACAATAAACTAATTATCTAGAAATGGATTTTTATCTGTTTTTCAAGTGTCGGACCCAGACGGATGCTCGTGATCTGTTGGATCTGTTTGAGGTCCGAAAACTTTTGGACCGGATCCCCATTAATCTGGGTAACTAATAATGGCGTCCAACACCATTTATCCTGGGGTCTAGGCATCCTAAAGTGTTCCTCTAATATCTTACGGGACACGGCATCGATACAGTCGAGCAGATAGATCTCCTCTCGGTAAGTACACGGATCGAGATGTGCGGGTATTTTGTAGAATTGGAAAAGATAAAAGTATCCCTGTGTTAGTATGAACCCTGCAATATTATGGTATACTATTCCGCTCCGATCATTTTTTTGGAAAAAATAGGGATGTAATGTTAAGGGATAAATATGTTTTTCTAGAAGTTTGCCACTACATTTGATGGTATTCCGCTCCCCTTGTTTGTCCAGAACTTCGATATCCAGCTGACCGTGCCCTTGGATATTGAGACAAATATAGAGATCCATGGGTATATAATCCTGGAACATTGGGTCCAGGATACAAGGATAATTTTTTTTGAACCTACGTGTTTCGATCTGCCTATCCCCAACCGAAATTATCTGACCTTGGGAAATCATCGTTTTACCCTTTCTAACCTGAAATTTAAAGGGTAAAACGATGTGCCCATGATATTCGTTAGGATTGTAACGATATTCCTTATACTCTCCCAGAAGTTTGAACCATAATATTATAGGATAGGCCAAGATTGTCCTTTTATTTATCTGGACGATTAGAGCGATCACATTCTGGGCATTATAAATAAAACCATAAGATCTTTCTTCATCCAAACTATTGATCAAATCGCTAAAATGTTGATAATCTGTTTTTTTAATGATAAATTTATAATAATAGTGAGAAATTTGGGAAACAGGATCTACTACAGCCAGGACATCTTTAAATTCAAGGTTAATTTGTTGTCGTACATTACCAGGAACTATGATATTTTCCGGACAATTGATGCCATGTTCGCGCAAAACTTGTGGGGATAGATAGGATGCCCAATAATAATATTTTTCGTTTCTATTAGGAATGATCTGCCCATCGATATTATAGACTTTGACATAATTCTTCAGGCCACGTGTAACTTTCAGGATGACCACCCGATAATGGGCATAACAAAAATAAATTTGGGTTTTTGCCAAGAATATACGTCCATTTTTTTGATAGGCAACATAAATACGTTCCCCATTGATAACCAAACTATGGGCTAGTAGATAATAGTTTTCCTTATGTTGGACCAAAATACCTGGCGTCACATAATAATAGGCCTGCTCCTCTGGATCCTCCTGGAGCCAGTTACGGGGACGATCAGAAAAAGAAATGATTAATGGTTCTAATTTTTCCATTTTTAATATTTTTTTTTAAATGATAGGATTTAAAAATTATAAATTCAAATTTTTATAGTATTTCCAAGGATACATTGGACGGACTATTTTGGAGAAATAAATAGGCCGTCCTGCTTTACATCTATAAAAAAGGATACTTTTAAGCAATGTTTTAGGGGGTCCCTGACACTTACTATTAATATTATTATAATAGGCAGCTATAAAAGTGGATAGAATAAATTTCCATATTTCTGGAAATGGAACAGTGGATCTACCTTTAATGGAGGATGATTTCTCTAATATTTTGAAAATATTATCATTTTCTGGATCATATTCCGCCAATTTACGCATCAGTCTAAGTTCGAATAAATCCTTTAAATAATTTTGGATAAAATTAATGACCAACTTTTCATTAAGCATATTAAACTTAACAACTATCTGGATTTTTTGTAAGGTTGTCTGGGACAATTTAGATTCTTCTTTTAATCGTAAAAGTTTGTACATCTTATACTGATTCTGAGGATGGGCATATTTAACCCGGACTAATTTGTCCGGGTCTAATCTGTCAATCGTATCCTGGAGGGCTCTTTTAAGTTGGAACCAAATATAACATAGGAAATAAAGGTCGCCCCATGAATTACTATGAAGATTTTTAAAGCGTTCTTCCGTAATATTCTGATCCCTCCAAGTATAAACATCCGGAACAGTCTCCATCATTTCCAACAAGGCCAGTACATCCTCTTCAATATTATATTGGAAACTATAGACCAACCACAAATAGCACTCATAGTCACTCAAAAGGCCAAAATTAAGACTGTGCATTAATCTATAAATATAATCCCCCAGGACCGTTTTAATTTCTATTTCTTCATTCAACAGTCCAGTAGATATTAATGTTCCATTGGGCAAAATAATGAAATTATCTACATTATTCTGATATATTGTGACCAGATTATTATGGTACAAACGTCTCATTGCCGATAATATTTTTTGGGAAACTTCTATTTCTGAAAATTCTTTTAAATATTGTGGGTTGGTTAATTGATCCCCCTGGAGATTAATAACGGATCCAGTAAATGGATTGCGTATAATTATATTTTCATCGGGCGATATTAGGTAAAAATTATTACTAATTAGATTAACCTTTTTGTTCTCAATAAAGCTAATATTTAATTTGATCCCGGTAAAGCAAATATATAAATAGTCATTATAGATATAATCATCATATAATGGATAATCATCATGATTTTGGGCATAATAATTATTGTTAAATACATTTATGTATTGATCATCAATCGTAAATTTTCCTAGATAGGCATAATAGGCATCTTTTAGTTTAAAATTAGGTAATAACATATATTTTTTCAGAATTATCTCTACATAGGGTTCTATTTCATGGACGATTTCTGGATAGATATATTCGGCACCATTTAAATATTCCAGTATTAATTTATATTTATCGTACAGCAGAAAATCATTATTGATGATTATATCACGGTGGTCCGTAATAAGATGGCGTAGGATAAGGATATCGGGACGAATATTAGTTATCTGATATATTTGACGGTTTTTTAATATTTTTTCAAGATTATATCTATGGTAAACTTCGCCATCCTGGGTACGCCCAACGCGCCCACGCCTTTGTTGGGCACTCGTCCAGGAAATGGTAGTTAATATTAGTTTTTCCGTATCCTCTATGGGATCATAAATGTTAATCTTAGCATAGCCTGTATCGACCACATATTTAAGGTTGGATATTGTAATTGATGCCTCTGCAATATTGGTAGCCGCAATAACCGCACGATTATAGGTTCCCGGACGTACTCGGTATGCTTTCTGGACATTTTTTAGTTCCTCGTCCAAGAGTACATTCTCTTTATTCCCAGTATAAAGGGGAAGATTTTGGTCGATTCTACGTATAAACTCTTTTTGGGCTTCGTTAAGCTCACTGTAGTAGCCAAAACAAATAACATTGGGCGGACTCTCCCGGTTGATCGTCCGGACGGCCTCGAGTATGTCCGATTTTCCGGCCAAAAAAAGTAGTATATGACCCTCCTGGGTCCTTCTAAGAATCTCCAATGTTGTACGGATACCATCCAATACATAAGTTTTTTCATTAACACGTTGGGCCTCCTGAGGGCTAAGATAATGGTCTATTATACGATAGAGGGTGGTGGAGCCTGGGGCGTTCACGTGGACGCGCAGATCCACATTGCTACGGTCCAGCCTATTAATCTTGAGATAATAGCTCAGAGGGTAGATCACATTATTATTAATATATCTGTAGAACCGTCGATATCTGGGCTCATCCTCGTCCATAGTGGCGCTCATGATGATCAGCCGAATGCTATTATTTATATAAAGCATCTCCCGGGAGAGTGTCAGGATCATATCCATATTAACATTATGCTCGTGTGCCTCGTCCACTATGATGACATCATAAATGTTTTCTGAATGGAATTTTTTATACCATTTGATGGCCTGCTTATCTTTATCGGTCACCGGTTCTATGGAATAACCGGTCATAAATGGATATCGGGTAACCTCATCATAAAGAAGTCCGTCCGTTTCCAGACGGAAAAAACTTTTAATATTAGGGTCCCAATGTTCATCGGCATGGTGGCGGAACTGAATATAATATTCTATGGTCCGGGTCCGATCGTCCCGGAAAATAGGATATCCCATTTCACGGGAGATGGTATCAGCATTAAGTACTGTAGGCTCGATACGTGGCTGGCTACAGACCACCCGGGCGTTCCTTTGGAAATAGAGCATTTTGAGGGCATAGAATGCCAACTTGGGAGTTTGTGTAGATTTACCCACACCCGTTGATCCGGTGATCAGAATCATTCGGTTGTGCATAAAATGGTGGAAAAAATTAATTTGGGCCGTCCAATGGACGGCATAAAGGCGGGACCAATTTTCGGACGGGAGTAATTTTAAATATTGGCCACCCCGAAGCTCCCGGTAGGCGCGGCCGTCAACGTATGAATAGCTAGCATTACCATATTCTTCCAACCGTTTTTGTAATAATCGACGCCATAATGTGGTAGAAGTTTTCTTATCGAGGAGTGTTATATCATTTTTAGGATGGGAAAGTAAACCATGGTAGATTAAAGATTCAAATACAATCTTTAATAAAATGGGATGGATTAGCTGATGCAATTTATAATTAGCATCGATCAGTTCATATTCTTCCAATCCATAGATTTTCCTAAAATAATTATTAATATTAAACCAATTATGAATTTTCCAATTATTCTCTTGAGGATGCTCTATGTCCAGCAAACGGATTAGGAAAATATCACGCCATTTAGGATTGAGACTATACCAGTTGTTAGGAAAATGATAATAATATTTTTCGAAATTGTAATGTACCATGGATTTGGCATAGTTGAAAATATTCTTAAAAGTAACATATAAGTTATTGTCCGTGGTCAAATATACTTGTTCGTCCCGAAGACATTCCCTGTACCATCCGGAACGTAAAATACTGATCTGGTCAAAAAGGAACTGGTATATATCTTCGATGGGTATATCCTTAATTTTATCCTGATTCTTCCGTACCAACTCTAGGTCGATCTTCAGGGATTCCTCCAGCTCCTCCTGTTCTTCGGTGAACATTTTTAGTATTATTTGGCCACCCGTCCGATAATATTTGGCAAAGAAATAAAAGAAATGTGCTTTTATGGTTAGGTCCGTCATGTTTTCCTGTCCCATAAATTCGGCCCATTGGTGCCCAAAGACCTCACGTTCTGGTTCTCCGAGGGAATCCCAGGATTGATTATTAATGATAGGTTTCAAATGTATTTTATTTTTTAGATAATTAATATAGGAGTAAAGATTGCCGCCTATCCTTATATCATAGATGAGCCATTTACAATTTTTAACCTCATGATAAAGATGATTGGCTATTACATGATATATGTCCGCATAGGAAATACCAGGTCCGATGTCTATGAAGCCATCTAGTAGTCGGATTTCATGACGTTTTAGCTTACCTTTTGTCTCTTTATAGAGCTGGGTTTTAGAAAATTGATCCAGAGGAACGGGCACTATATGTACCCAATTAACCATGAGTTTGTGTGATAAAGCATCAATTGTATTCAATAGGAGCCGGAAATGTGCTCTAAAATATTCCGGGATAAAGGGACGATAGTATATTTTATTATCGGGGGTAAGCAAAAAACGGCTATATTGGGCATCCGTATAGACAAAACGATCGTCCTGTTTTTTTAAATAGAGTTCTTCAAGACTATATATATTGACAACATCGGTTTTCAAATAGGGGAACATCATGTAGGCCAAACTCTTAAGATCCTGCGAACCATTGTACTCTAATAATTCTTCCACCCAGAAGCCAGGGCCAAATTTAAGGTTGATAAAATAGAGCAATAATGCCAGATGGTCCGCTAAAAGTTGGACCTCCCGTTCGTTTAACTTGGGAAAAATCTCCCGGACTATCTTTATACTATATTGGTTGAAAACTTGTACCCTTTTATCCTGCAAAAGGTCGTCCAAGGCTATATTAATAATGGGTAAATATATAATAGGTTTGTTCATTAAGAACTAATTATATTTTGAATCTGACCGATTAAATTCCTTTCATCGATAGCACCCTCAATAATTTCACGTTTGATTTTTCGATCCTTATAATAGATATAGAGGATGGGGACCATATTAATCGGTTTAATAATTTTTTCATATTTTACCCTATCGATCCCGGGATCCTTAAGATCGACCTTTCCTGTTTTTAGATCTAAATGTTGAAATTTTTTTCTAACAGACTGGACTAGATCTGTCCATCGTTCGAGCATATTCCTCGAGGCAGGACAATCTTTACTGTAAAATAAAAATAGATAGAGTCTGGACCGATATGATGTATGGCCACCATACTGTTCTATTAAGTGGGATGCTTCTGTAGAACTAATGTCCTCCAGATAGTCGGTATCCAATAATATGTCCGAAGATTCCATTTATCTATGTCTATATATTTTAAAAAATAATTACCTGATGAGAAGAATAGATGGATTATCTAAACTTTCTGGACGAATCGATGGTACCCTCGCAACATTATATATGGGCCCATAATGCGACCTTTATGTTGGCCCAAAAATATAGCTTCGAATATTCCCAGGAGTTCAGCCTGCTCACAGCCTATGTTTATCCGGACCATTCTGCGGGCTCTTTGGCCCTGGCCAACCATATACATATGTTCCTCTGGGCGCTCGATGATCTCATGGACGATCCTCATACGAGGACCCATGATAAATTAATTATACTCAAAATGCTTAAAAAATTATTACGTTCGGGGACTGTTTCCAATTATAATCTGGTCAGATGTCTCGAGGAAATCCTCCGTATGTTCGAGGAAGACGTACGCCAATACCTAATAACACAATTTTTGGACTATTTTAGGGGTATTAAAAAACATCTACTACTTCATGGTAAAATTTTATCCATTCAAAAATATTTAGATATACGTCTTAAGGATGGTGCCTGTGAGGTCGTCTGGCCCCTGATGTTTTTGGACAAACAGGATATTAGAGATTGTTTAAATTTGCTCCGTTCCAAGAAAGGTAGACGGGCCCGCCTTCTGGCCAACCTGAATATTATTATTGCCAATGATCTGGCATCCATCCATAAGGATATTAGGAATGGGGAAACTTTTAACATTATTTTCAGCTGACAAAAGGAAAAAAAATATCATTTGAATCTGCTGCTGTACAAATAGCAGCCCTCTGTAATCATTATTATGGCGAGCTAAACAGGATAAAAGGTTCCCATCCCCGCCTCCATGAACTGGTGGAACGGCTAAGTATATGGTGTAGGGGTAATCTTGTCTGGTCGCTAGCCGCACGTAGATATCATAAAATTTGAAATTAATAGTTAAATAAAACAACAAATTTTGTTGTTTTATGTATCCTAATATACTGATATTATTCTATTATCCTGCATTTTTAGTATCCTTCTCATTGTTATGCTATGAGATGTTACAAAATCGATTTTTGATCAACCCGGGCACCTCCAGTTAATTCTAGGTTCTACCTATGATTTGGTCTATTTAATCCATAGGATAGATCCACCTGTCTATTGTAGAACATATATACTAATTCTGGGCCTCTACATATTGGGCACGTCATTCTTAATAGACCACAGGATGATCATCCGGATCACTAAACGGGTGAACAAAATGTACTACCTGGCATCCATATTAGTCCTAATCTATTACCTTTCTGATTTTCTGAATAAAATTTGATTTTTGGACTATCAAATTTAATTATACCAAACCATATTTCAAAAATGGAAACTTCCTGTCTACCTGAGATCGTCTACATAGGTTGCGGTCCGGTGGACCAAATTGAATATCATTATTATTATTTCATCCTAACCAATATCCATGCACTTTTTTTAGTATTTGGTCTATCCATCGTTATATATAAAAAAATAAATGGTTCAGGTGTTCTGAACGATGCCTACATTATTTTTATCTTCTGCCTGGCCAATATATCATGTTGGCTTGCCTATGATATTCTACTACTCATTAATTATGGATGGTATACACGCATGATTAATTTTATCATCTTTACCCTGGTGCATATGAGTATCTATTTTCCCGTATGTTATACGGCTTTCGTCTGGCTAGAAATACAGGGTATTCGAGAATCATTGAAAAAATATAACCAGCTTTCCCTCTACAATGGGCATTTTTGGGCAGTCTGTACCACCCATGCAATCCTATCATTAGGGTCCGCCATATTAGTGGGCATTTTCGTCTACTATGACATACTCACAGGCTATCTTATATGTGCCCGAATTTTTTGGGGCACGATCGTTATTTTTGCAATCGTGATCATTATTATATTATTACGCTATGGATACATCTGTTATCAGGATGCCCGGCGGTTGGATAGAACTCTATCCTCCAAAATAAGATGGATTATCTTTTTTGTCATAATCGTTGGGATATTATCCTTAATATTTTACGGTTTTTATACGGTAATGCTCGGTCTGGTAGAAGTTATCCCCTGGATGTGGCTTACTATCCATGGTTTTTATGCATTAGGCTCCCTTATTATTGTATCCTATTTTATGCTAATACAGATAATTAAAATAAAAATTTCCAACAGTTCCAATTAATTCCAAAAGTTATTATGAATTTAGAGTTATTCTACAAATCCATATATAGAGTGTGGGGACACTTTATAAATGGATTTCTAAGTAATTAGAATTTAGAAAGGATAAGTTAATGGCCATTAATAATATATTTTAGACCATAAAAATATTTTACGGTTAATCAGACGATCAGAATTCATTGATGCGGTATTTCACAAAAAGTTACTGGATAAGTTAACAGCTATTAATAATAGGTTGTTGCCGATAATGATATTATCATTGGTACTATTAATTATTTTCGGAGGGGAGAAGGAAGGATATTGGTATTGGAGTATGTAGAATCAAAATAGCTTGCATTGCCCATAATAATATTACCGTCGCATTCCGCGGTCGTTAATAATATTACCGTCGCATTCCGCGGTCGGATGATTCTGTTGTTGATCAGTAGATAGTAGTATTATGGTCTGAATGGATGAGCCGTTGCCAATAATAATATTATTGCTACCATATAGTACGACGCCCGTATTGTTAACATTACTAGTAGAAGGGGCGCTCAGATTCGCATTAGCATTATTACCGATAGCAATATTGTTACTCGAAACGGCACTACTGACCCCGATACCAATATTACTAATATTGTTATTATTATTCATGAGCGCCTGGTAGCCGATGGCAATATTGTAGTCCGCATTAAAATTGGCTGAAGAATCACTGCTAACATTATTGTAATTATTATATAGTAGTGTCATCTGACCGGCAGAAATGGTATAGGCATTATTACCGCTATTCTGATTTTGTGCGACCTGTGTCCCGATGGCGATCAACTCGTCACTAGAAGCATTCACTATATAACTGGAAATACTCCCAAAGAATTGTTACAATTGCCGGCCGCCTGGTTGCCGATGGCTATGACATTGTTGGCGCTCACGGTCGCATTACTTATGGAGGTCAGACCACAAGCATTTTATGCCGTCTGGTAGTCCAGGGCCAAAAAAACAGGAGGCCGACAGAGTTGCACTATCATTACTAGTATTATGTACAGCATTCTATGCGGCCTGGTAGCCTAGGATGGACGGGTATAAACCGTTCACCGTTGTTGTAGTATTCAGACTCGAAGTCGTAACCATGTTCTAACCTGTCTGGTTACCGATGACAACACTACTACGAGGATTAGTATAAATTGCCAGTGTGGAATCCCCCAGGGCCACATTATTCGACCCCGTGATATTGGTCAGGAACGCCTGGTAGCCCACGACCGTATTCTGCTGTCCGGAGGTGTTGGCCATGAGCGTCTAGTAGCCAAAGGCAGAATTAGAATTGGTTGTATTGCCGCTGGTGACGTTATCATTTAATTTCAATGTTCCTATAGGGAAAATGGATTTATAGAGTAATTAAGTATATCTTGGTGTTATATTCACTAATTAAAAAATAAACGGTCGTTTATCAGTCAGCCATTCCAAGTGAATAAGGCATTTCATTCACAATATAAATTTGATATATAACAAATATGTAGTTGTTTACATCGGTCATATTTACGTTCATAAAATAAAGCTGTCATGTAGACATCAAATGTATTCATCAGTCATCCCGTGTGAACTAGGAAATCAAGATGTTAATTACTAGAAAAACTCACCAAATGTGTGTTCCACATTTATTAGGTGAGCACAACATGTAATTAGCGTTTTGATAATCCCTTAATGAATTAATTAAGGTAAGTTCACATTTCAAACTGATTTGTAAACGGCCCCTGACGGGCCCTGACGGTCCCTGACGGGGTCTTACGGGTCCTGCTATCTACGGGGGTCAATAAGGAATCGAGGTTAGATATTATGACCGTGTGACTACGTGATTCATCAGCCATCCTAAATGGACAAATCATCAAGATGTCATTAATTACAGTATATCAATATGCAAAATGTATTCATCGAGTATCTTGATGTTATGTTCATCCATTTATTATGGATATTCACAATAATAAAAATATCTATTGGATAATTTTATTTATATCCAAAATTAAAGGAAAATTCAATAGTTCATCGTTAAAAAATAGTTTCTGAGTATAGATGGACGGTCATGGTTTTTTAAAGTATCCTTTTAAGATTTTACAGGCAGAACCCCAAGATTTTTGGAAAATTGTAAAAAATGCCCGACAAGATAGCCTCTATCACAGATTGGTCTCTACCAAAAATCTTAGGCGGATCCAAAAAGGGATAGTATATGGTGTCTACCGTGCGACCCAGGGGCACTATCTGATAGACTATCAGGACGAACATGAGCTGCGCGAGGCCGTAACCTATATTTATCGGGAGAATCCTGGTCTAGATTTACAGGATCTTAATAATTTATGTATTAGATTAATTGTTCCACGGATCGTCGAACAATTAAAATTTCATGATAATTATCTTCATAATTTAGATATTCCGATAACACCATTATCATTACCCAAAAATGTTTCCCGTGCAGGATCAAAAATATTAGAGTATCATCCTGGAATCTAAGGATTTAAATATTGATCCATTCACCTTCCGAATAGCCTTTTTCTTTACAATAAAAGAAAATAGTACCCGTACGTGATGCCCTATCAAAAAAGCTTTGGGCAACTGTACCACTGGTTTCGGATGCCGTACTGAAAAATGGTTCAATATAGGATATAGGTTTGTTGGTAATGTAACCTTCACCATTAGGATTAGGGATAGGAATGGCCGCACCTAATGGATCATAAAGATAATATTTGGGTTCAAAAATGCCCAGATCCAGATTCTTTTTACCGATAATAAGGCCGGTACAACCGGTAATAATATATGTACTATGGTCACCACTCCTAATTTCTGTCTCCGTTACGGCGACCACAGACCTAAGATAGAAAATTTCGGTAGAATTTTTGAGCGTGAATTGTAATGGTATGTTGACCGGATAGGTATTGAGCCTTTCGAATTTAGAAAAGGTTAAAGGTAATTGTGAAAAAGATATTGGATTAAGATAACTTCTAATTTGGATACGTTGGATCCTACGGTTAACATAGAAAATAAGTACCTCACGACTATGCATGATACTTTGTTCTTTAGGAACGATTGTTTTATTTTCATTAATCCAAATAGTCTGACTGGTAACAACCCTAAGGTCTATTGGTTGGACATTAGATTCTTCACTATAGGGTGGAAGGTTAATTGTAAGCATGGGAACGCTCGTGATGGTATAAATAGGCTGGGCCAGTCCGGCCAGAACTTGTGGGGCAAAACCCAAGGAAGATGCATATGGGCTGGATCCCAACATACTTAGGGCCGTGATAGGTTTCATATAAATGATAGTTGGTCTTAATGAAAAAACTGAGAGCAGGCGTCGTAGAATAGATCCTTCATCCTGGCTGAATATGAGATCGGCATTATCATAAATATTATGGCGGCATAAGTTTAGATTGCGTATTAGATTGTTCGCCACGCTACCCTCATAATAATTACCATTTCTGAGTTTAAGTACTGTTTCCCAAAGGGAAATTTGTACACGAAAACGATTACGGATGTCGGTGATAGGGCTCACAATATCACAAACAACATCATTAGGATCGCTAGTAATATCATAAAAGAGTAACATATCAGCATCATTTACTATGGGTTTCTTTTCATAACGACATTTTACAATATTGCCAAAACTAGAATGTAACATATGTACATCGAATATTTCAAATTTAGGTAGAAACATACATGCAATAATTGGATGGATATAACTGCTTGCAATATGACGATCACGTTTATATTCCCCGCTCATTGCAGCAATACCACAATCTTCATAGATTAAACTTTGTAAAAAAACATTATTATGAACACTTTGATAATTTTCATGCATATTCAAAATTTCTGCCAATATGGGATGTTCGCTCTCCTTAATCTTTAACCCTTCATCCTTGTATTCAGTATAATAATAGTATAAATAATTACCCAATGTTTTGCTGATCAATGATTTGGCGGCAATCATTTCCGGAGAATAAAAGGATTCAACTTGTCCTTTACCAAAGATAAGTGCAAAAAAACGTCTGTAGAATTCATTATATTCAAGATCTGACCATTTATGTTTTTCCTTGTAAATTTTTATTCTATCCAAAATCGAATGTAAAGGCATGGAACCCTTTTGATATTTCTCAAAAGCCTTCTGTACCAGTTCGGCAACCTTCTCACGTCTTTTCTCAAGGCGTTTTTCATAGTAACGATTGATTTCATTAACAATAAGTTCATCATTTTTGTATTTTTCCAAAAGTCTTGAAAGTTTATGCCTATCGGGTCCACCAGTTTTAAAAATTTTACGTACTTCTTCTTTTATGTCCTCAAGGAGTTTGGAACGTGCCTCCTCCCGTGATTCAGGCTTTCCACTATGTGGTGTCATATTAGGTTTTTCTTCGGTAATTTCGAATGTTTCCCGACTGCTACGTCCTGTCATAATATTATATATTCTATCTATATTTTTTACAGAAATTTGATTTAATGAGTATAAAAAGAGAAATTGGACACATAATTATATGTATAATTGGATCGATAAATACCGTCCAAAAACATTATCAGAGGTGATTGGTCATCGTAAGGAGATCGCACAATTGGAAAAATTTATAGGACAATTTAAAGGACAAAATGTGGAAAATCCTAATATAATTGTAATAGGTCCAAATGGAATAGGCAAGACATTAATAGTAGATTTGATCCTTCAAAAATATCAATATACCAAATTTGAGAATGAATTTTCTAATCTTTGCATTAGGTCTTCTGATAATAAAGTAAATAGTTTGAAAAGTTTTTATCTATTAATTTCAGGAAATAAATTAGTCCAGAATAAAATTGCCCTAGTCATCGATGATCTTTCCAACATGAACAGTCCTAAGATTAAGGATGCCATTAAAGGGATTATCCGATTAAATAGTCAGTATAAAAAATTTCCCATTATTATTATTACCAATACAAAACATAATAAGATTATTAACGAACTGCGTAAGGTTACCGCCTATCAAAAAAAGTCTAAATATAATATTAATGAGATTAATCTTAGAATTCCGGATTTTGATGATGTTCTAAAATTTGTCCAGCATATCTGCAAGAATGAAAACCTCCAGCTGGAGGATGAAGATCTTTATACTGAAATAATTGCACACTCCCAGTACGATCTACGGCGTTTGGTCACACTACTCGAAAATCTAGCCTATTATTTTTCCGACCGGAAGATTAGTCGGGAAAGATGGGAATATTATCAGGAAATTTCTAAAACTAAGGATGTAGATCCAGGAATCTATGAGGCAACCCGTTTACTTTTAGACGAATATCTTGGCGTCAATCGGATCCTTGCTATCTATGGGGAAGAACGGGCAACAATACCGCTCATGATCCATGAGAATTATACTATCAATCTTTTCCAAGATTATCCTCATATGGATGCTAGAGTACGACTCTATCTCCTTAAAAAGATTATTAGTTCAATTTCCTATTCTGATTATGTAGATGGTCTCATCTATTCGAACCAATATTGGAACCTTCAGGATGTACATGGTTTTTATTCATGTGTATTGCCCAGCTATTGGATAAACTATCATCCTAATAAACTCCATAAATTAATCCATTACAATTATACTCAGGATTACAATAAAACATCAATCCGTAAGATTAATCATAAAATTATAAAAAAAGTACAGGAAAATATTAGTCTTAAAAAAATATCTATTGAAGATTTCTTAGAAATTTCAGATATATTTAAAACGTTAGTGGAACGGAAGGATTATCTTCTGTTAAAGGATATTATAGACCAGCATAAGTTAACTGTTAGGGATCTTGAAAATATTATTAAAATAGACAAAATTAACCGGAAACCTACTATGACCTGCAAACAGCGTAATACTCTTAAGGTTAAATTAGAAAATTTTGTCTAATATATATGGATTCCGACATCCATCTAGAAAAGTTTGAAAATCAAAGCTGTCCATACTATCCATTATTCCTCCAAAAGCTAAAAGAATTGGAAAAAATTGCCGATTATTCCTATGGATACTATCGTTTGGGCAACCTAGTATGGATGGCCAAACGAGAAAATTATAAATATCCATCCGAATACTTTCGGAAAGTTGTCCTATCCACACAAATTGTCCAGGGATATCTGTTGAACCCGCCACTCATATTATCCGCAGACCAAAGGCAAAATTATACAACTGTCCCACTGAAGCGCAACCAATTGCTCATCCTGGACGCCCTTTTCGAACAAGGGGGACGGCCCCATTATCAGAACAATAATTATGCAGAACATGCAGGTGCCATCCTGGTGGACCCTTTGGACCCACGTGAGATAGAAAATATTCTTGTTTTTACCCATTTCAGGACCAGCCCGACGGATCCAGAAATTTTGTTGCCCCGAGATTATCCCAAAATGTATTCCTACTATTATATCTTCCATACCCATCCTTATGATACCTTTAGACGTATCCAAGGAATCCTTTATGAACTTCCTAGTTCTAACGATTTGTATATTTATCATAAATATCACCAATATGGACATCTTATTTCTTCCCTGATCATTGCCCCCGAAGGTCTCTATGTAATACGCCCCCGGAATGCTACACAAATGACAACCTGGTATGATCTAACCGACCGTTTTTTGGAGCTTGAAAAGAAAAGCTATACTAGAATGAAAATAAAAAATATCCATCCTCTGGATCATAAGAAAATATACTATCATTTCAAAACTATCCAAGAATATAATGATCTAATCTCACATATGAATATTTATGTAGAATATTATCCACGGGAATGGAAACATAATAGATGGATGCTCCGTGATATAGATTTACATTTTTTCAGATAGATTCTACATATTGATATTTTCGGTTGTCCTCTTTTGGTCAACATTCATTTATGAGGCCGTTTTTACGACCGTCTACAGGTCAGTTTGAAAGGTGAACTACATTACATACTCATTGGAAAAGTGTGTAACACATATTTCATGAGTTTTTTGGTAATTAATAATTTCTTGATTTTTTAGTTCACGCAGGATGACTGACATATTTTAGGGCCGTTTACAGGTCAGATTGGGAAGTGAACTACATTATCAAGATATCATTAATTACCGAAAAATGAGTAACACATATTTCATGAGATTTTTTGGTAATTAACAATGTCTTGATTTTTTAGTTTACGCAGGACGACTGACATATTTTACGGCCGTTCATAGATGGACAATATTGATATTTTTGGCAACATTCATTTATGGGGCCGTTTACAGGTCAGTTTGAAAGGTGAACTACATCATTAATTGCCATACATACTCATTGGAAAAGTGTCTTGATTTTTAGTTCACACGGGACGATTGACGTATTTTACGGCCATTTATAGGTGGACAATATTGATATTTTTGGCCAACATTCATACTAAGGTGAATTATATTATTATTTACCATACATATTCATTGGGAAAGTGTGTAACACATATTTCATGAGTTTTTGGTAGTTAATGGTTTTTGAAGTTTAAAGATCTTTTGGATTTTTAGGTCCAATTTTCCATATTAATTTTTTGTGAGCTAATTTCAGTATGTGTTCGAACTTTGTTAATATTATTCGGGGGATAAATATAAAGGTACCAGATGAGACCGATTACCAAGGAGATTGCTAAAGGATAACGCCAACTAAACCGGTTGACCACTTTCCCATTTTGAACCTCGGGCACATAACCTATTCTAAATAGATAAAATGTAATGGATAAAATAATAAGGCTAATCACGAATATTATAAAAGAGTTTTGGTACCAGGTCACCATTATTTACCACTTATATTTTATTTACTTACCATAATCTTCAATCACGGTGACCTTTTGTAGGTCAATTTTATCGGTAGTATAGATACGTTCTATGTTTTCAGGATGCAATGAAGGGCGGGAAGAAAGTGATGTCATATTTTGGTCATCCTCTTTACGATTACTTTTAACATTTTTGGCCGATTGTACTGCTTTATCCTGTTTATTAGAATGAACTTTAGGTGGTTCGCTGGCCGGGGGATTACTGGGTGCCATATTGGCAATAATTTTGTCCAGATTGATCATTTCCTGAATCTTTTGTTGTTCCGTTTTGATATCTTCAGTATGTATGAGTTTGAGGGCCTTCTGGCCTACTTGCATCTGGTTCCCTTTTTTATCTTCGGCGGGTAGTTCTGGTATGATACTGATTGTATTGGCCAAATATTCTTTGAGGATGCTGGCAATGGGTAGTACTTTGCGGATAGCTCTGATAATACCATTTTGTATATTTTGTTGTACAATAATCTGGTTCCTTTTAAGATCCATGGGTGCTACATCATGATAGAAAAGATAGGGATTATTATGGGCATCCTTGGCACATTCAATATAACAAACATGGATAAAACGTGCGGTTGTAAAATTTTGATAGAAGGTTGATCCTATAATATTGTTCAAATTGTTGGAACATGTTAGTAGGATAATATTACTTTTAATAACGGCCCGTATCAGTTCGTCCAAATATTCTTTGGTATTACTAGCCTCCTTAATACGTTGTGTTTCCTCGTCGATCTGCATTTGATTCCATGATTTAATACTTTCGAGCATTTTTTGGAAAATAAGTAATATTTTATCATTGGCATTCGATTTTTTGGCCACACTAACAGCACATTTGTAGATGGAACTAAGACCCTCATAAATATGGGGGGTTAGAGTATCTATTAGATGTTCTGTAAACTCCTCTTTAATTTTTAAAAAAAGATTAATATTATTGGACCAATTCATATATATTGTATATTTAAAATATGAAACTATATTATCCTAATTTATTATTCTATTTTTAATTATGAATTGCATTGTTTTTGATTTTGATTGTACACTTACCCGTAAACATGCTTATTATTACTATAATGATCCTAAAAAGTTCTCTGAAATCTATTCAGAAGATCCTCCGAATCTGACTAATAATATTGACCAAACTCTGGATTATTTTTTTGGGATTTCAAGACTGCAAAATTTACGTAATTTTTTGGAAAAAATATCGGCCGTAGCCCATATTTATGTGGCCAGCCGGGGATATTATAATAATATTAAATACCTTTTAGACATTTCCCATTTAGATCAATATTTTAAATTTATCCATTGCATCAATTCTAGATACTATAAAAATAAAAAAACATCTAATAAAAAAGAATTTATCAAATCATTGCTCGAAGAATATCAAAACGTTTATTATTTGGATGATGATCAGGAAGAACATCAAAGATTAGTCCAACAACATAATTGGAATCTTATTAAAGATACACCTGAATATTTTTGCTATTTAGTCCCTCCCAATAATCATCACTATTATTTTTTTAAAAAGATAATCAAGAATGGTTATGGAATAGGAATTCCGGAATTGGATCTTTTAGGAAAATTAATATTATCCAATTACGATAATCTAAACAGGTCATTATATTAGCTGATATTCCGGGCGACCATTATATTATGGTCGTTAGATGAGCAATATTATGTGATATGGTACAAGATATTACCATATTAATGGATATTTCGGGTAGCCATATGATGTTATTAATAATATTTTATGGTATAATATCAAATAACCTATTTTATAAAGTATTCTACTTTGTAAAATAGGTTTATTATAATTTAATTAAATTTGAAAAAAATAATGATTTTGATAATCAAGAGTACATATATATATGGAGGACAACTGTAGTTTACATTCCTATATGGAATCATTGCTTTTTGCGGAAGATGCTGCCCAAGATGACATGATAGACGATCTATGTGCCATCTGTCTGGGAAAAATAACAGAACGACCGGATTTGCCGGCATGTTGTGGTAATTATGGTAAACGACTTAAGTCATGCAGCCATTGGTTCCATGTAGCCTGCCAACTCCGAACGGAACAACAGTATCGCTGCCCTATTTGTCGGAGGGACGTTATATCTGCGAAAAAGTTTCGGTATATGGTGGAAGATTATGAGGCCTCGTTAGCCTATAATTTGGAGTTATGTCCGGGCCTTTATTTACTATTAACCTATATATGTTGTACCATTATCAAAAAGATTGTGCAAAAGTTCTTTTAGTTGCTGTAGGCTAGGCCAGCCATGCCTGACATGATACGGAGCACATTATAATTAATGGCAAAAATGTAAACTTTATTGTCCGTATCGGTTAGAACGTCGGCATATTTATTGTTGGCAAATTCATTGAACCAAAGATTAAGTTGTGCCGTATCAATACGTGAAAAGTTACAGGTACATGATGGCTGATGTTCCTCAGGGTTGAGCGCAAAGGAGAAAACGTTGACACCATCAGGCGGGGTACACTTATGGTGCATATAGGGTTCAACAAAATTATACCAGAAGCCAGAACGTTTGGACTGACGATCCTGTCCATTAAGTTGTAGTTGTGCCTCGCTGGTCGGATCAATACTACCATCAATGAGCAGCCCATAATTATCATGTTGCCATACATAAAGGTCAAAGCGTCGTATATATTCTGTCCGGTTATCTACATTAAATTTAGGGATAGGAATCGAAAGGTCCATGATGGTGAGATCATTTCTGGTTACTTTTTCAACCTCAGGATAGATTAAATTTTCATTTTCAAAATCGGTATAAATACGGATGACACCCTCTACCTTTTTGAGTAGGTCCTGGTCTTTATATTTCAATAGGGGAACATCAGGGGCGATACGTCCGATAAGAACACTACCATCAAATTTAGAAGCGGTCGCACTATCATTAAAAATGAAATTAGGTTCTTCAGATGGGGCGGCCGGATTAATGGCCACATACTCGACGCTATTACTACCTGTATAGGTTGATTCATTATTTTCTCCGGGAATTTCATTAAAGTATCCAAATTCGTCCAGATCAAACTGTGCCAATAGGAGTAGTTTGGCGGCATTCATACGTGCACATTCCCAATCTTTATGGTAATCATAGACCATGAAACGACCACCCTGATAATTTCCCAGTTTGGTAATCCAATAAATGGCCTTTACAGGATGGTTAAAGTTAAGTTTATATTTGGCAGAATTACTATTACCAATAGACTCTTCACCGGTAAATTGTACCTGTTCGATCAAATATTCATGGGCCACCTGGGCGAATTTACGGCGTTCTTCCGTGTCCAGATAAACATAATTAACGTAGAGGGATGCTTCTGTTAGCTGGAAAGGTTCTGATCCTGATTTAAAAGCATCACTGGCCACATAACATTGTTCTGCCTGACGGAATTTAACATAAATTTTAACCTGATGATATTGGAGGGCAATTAGTGGGAGTGCCAGGCCATTGTTGCGACAAAAATAGAATAGTAATGGAACATAAAGTGTATAGGATGGTTTTAATAAAGTTTCATCCGGGAGGTCCCAACTGAGCGTACTGATAGATGTTAGTTCCGGAACATCGCCCAACATTTTGGCAATACCTACCTTACGTGCGTCATCTTGTGTGAGCAATGTCCAAATATGCATCCAATCACCATATTGTTTATCTATTTGGGACCCACCAATTTCCAGTTCGGTTTCCTCAATGAGTGCATGACCTATATTTTTAACCCAGGCAAATTCAACATGACCAAATTTGGTGAAATCACCAGTATATCTTACCTCGGGTAAGGTTACCTTCAGGAATACTTGAGTGATCAGATCTCCGTTCCGTGAGATATCCACACCACTCTTTCTACCAAAATTAACGGTCCCATTAAAAAATTGTTCGATAGATTCAACGGCAAAATTAGTATGTCTTCGATAGACTACCTTAAAAAAGGTTATTTGTGGGTTACCTGTCAAATAAACATCTTGTGCTCCATAGGCTACTAATTGCATTAATCCACCGGGCATTATGTTACTATACTTATATAGTAGAAAAAATAATTTTTGAACTATTTATATAAAATAATAAGGTACTAAAGGAATCAAAGTGTTTCTATGACCAAACAAAAGATAAGACTAAAGGAGCCACGCCGGAAAACTTTAGATCAGGAGCATACAGAAAGGGTCAACTTTTTTAATAATCTCAAAGAAACACTTCCACACAAAAAAGAAAAATTATTCCGGCTAAAAAAAGAATTAGTCAAAATAGAAAAGGAAAAGAATAGTAGGAACGGTAAAAGAATACAATTAATCATACAGCTCAGGGATAAGATTCGGATACTTGAAAATGAAATAGAACAGATAGAATCATCCTCGCAATCATTGGAATATATAGCGGGGGCACTACCCATCCTGATCGATTATTATGGGAATAATAATAACGTGACCACAAATGACCAGATAGACAAAAATTGCACAAAGGATGGAAAGAATACAGATTTTCTGGAAACTATAGATTTTGGGGATACCAAAAATTTCGGGAGCCCAACTAATGGTCTGAAAGTTGGACGTAATGTTTTAAGCTATCTGATTGGAAAAAATTTACAAACGAAGGAACAAACTTTTTGTCGGCCACAATCTAATCATGCATGCTTATACCAAAGATATCTTCAGACCATCGATCCAAAAAATCAGTATAGTTCGGAACAAATCCGGGAAAAATGTTCCTCACCAGGATGTCCGGGAGAAATGATCCTTAACCCTAACGATGGATGTTATGTTTGTCCCATTTGTGGACTTTCAGAATTTTTCCTAGTAAATCAGGATAAACCTAAAAATAAAGAATTTATTATGGAAACGAATACCTATGCCTACAAAAGGATCAACCATCTAACCGAAATACTCAACCAACTACAGGCCAAGGAGACTACGGACATTCCTAGTAAGGTATATCATGATATTTTCCGGGAGCTCAAAAAGCGTAAAATCAACAAGAATGATCTTGATTTTTTCAAACTCAGGCGTATCCTTAAGAAGCTCAACTATCGGAAATATTATGAACATGTATCTTTTATATTACAGGCTATTAATGGTAAAGAACCTCCGAATTTCAGCCGACAGGACGAAATTCGGATCAAACAACTTTTTAGACAGATACAAGAACCTTTTACCCTTTTTTGTCCCAAAAATCGCAAAAACTTTCTTAATTATTCCTATGTTCTCCATAAATTTTGTGAACTGCTCGACCTGGATGAATATATCGGTTATTTTCCCTTGCTTAAGAATAATGCCAAACTGTTGCAACATGATAAAATTTGGAAAAATATTTGTCAATATATGAAATGGAAATTTTACAAAAGCATTTAGAGTGCCGCTAGCCCGGCCGGACCGGCAATCTGGCCCATAAAGTTGGGCGCTACGTTGAAAAGTCCCTGTCCGATACCAAAGCCGGCGCCAAATCTTACACCCAATGAGACCATCGGAGAAAAAGCATCCAGAATGGCAAAAACAAAAGCGGCCGTAATGCCCAGAATAATAACATCGCCTACTGTTAGTTTACCATGACCAATGAAAAAATAGGCTACAATAGCTACTGCTAGACCCTCCAAAATATATTTAATGGCACGTAAGAGGACATCACGCCAGTCCACCTGGAATATATGTTTTTGATAGACGTAGGGACCACTTGCAGGTGCGGGTTGGACGGGTGTGCTAGGCTTATTCGCTTCCAATGTAGCCGGTTCATTGCTAGGTGCATATTCAGCCATGATTATATATATGTAAAGATTATAATTTAAAAAAATTATAGATATATTTGAACATCAATGATACGCTATAAGGAATATCGTGTACATCCTAAAATAGAAAATGATCCACCTTATGGTAATCTAGGATGGTATACCATTAGTTTTTTGACCCCTGAAAAAATGGAACATCTTAGGATGCTCCGGATAAGGGGCATTAAAGTGCATAATGGTTACACGACGCTCGAGGCCGCACGGGAGGATTTAAAAAGGATACGCGAAAAGTATCCTGATTTTGATGTTTATCTGGCCGAAATGGGTAAAATTTATTCATGGGACGAAATAACGTACAGTGAAATGGTCCATTATGATAATGAAAAACTTAATGAAATGGAGAAGACCCGTTTGGACAACCTAAACCAGGCAAAACTTTTGGCCGAACAGTTCCAACGGGAACATCCTCGAAAGTTCCAAAAGGATCCTCATATTTTGGGCGGCCAGAGGACGCGTGAAAAGTTGCGCAAACGTCTCTATCAGAAGGGTGTGATCACGCGTGCCGAATTCGATGTTCTCTCCAAACCTTTGACCCGTCGTGAACAGTCCAAACTTAAGGTTTTGGAGCAGGAAATTTCCCAGTTGGACCAAGATTATCTGATCGAAAATGAGCCGGTAGCCCTTAAATATGGATGTCTGAGCATCTATTCTCCCCATAAAATACATGGGTTGGAAAACTATTGTTTTAAAGTGCGCGGACTATTCGGGACACAGGAGGAACTCATGTCCCGGACATGCCATCTTGTGGAAAGTTATCCGGACGATCCTGTTTATAGTTTTGAGGTAGGAAAATGGTGTGCCTTTACGGAGGAGCCTATTTCTGCGGAAAAGGCCCTCCAGCAGCTTAACTATGTGATGAAATGCTATCTAGACCATCTTACACAGGAAAAAGTTGAGTTCGAAAAGAGACGCCAGCAGACACAACAGGCATCAAAAGTTGAGGATAATGAAAATTGAAAAGACTATGAATAATAGTAAATTACTATTATTCAAAAAAAAAAAAAAAAAAAAA